GGAGCTTTTGGTGGTAGTCGTGAGGGTGTCTTAGAAGCAGAGGCACAAAGAGGTTTTCAACAACAATTAGGAACTGGCATCGCTGGTTTATTATCGTCTGGTTTTCAAACTGCACAGCAACAAGCTCAACAAGCGTTTGAAAATCAAAGAAGAGCGCAACAACAGGCAGCAGGATTACAACTTGCTGGTGGTGAATTAGGAACAGGTATTGGTCAGCTCTTTGGAGGATTCGGTGTACAAGCACCAACAACACAAGCAAATTTAGCAACACAACTTAGTCAATTGGGTGTTACAGAAACTGCTGCTCAACAACAAGCAGCACAACAAGCATTTCAAAATCAAATGTTACAATTTCAACAGCCATATCAACAATTATCATTTCAAGCTGGTTTACTTGGTGGTGCATCACCTGCCTTCATGGCACCCGCAGCACAAGGAATGGGCAACCCTCTTTTACAAGGTATAAGTGCATTAGGCGGGTTTGCAAGATAAGGAGGGTCAATGAGTTCCACAGGATATGACACTCTTAGCGATTTTAAAATCGACCTTACAGTTGATCCTATTCAACCAATAAATTCTATTAGACCACATCAAGGTGGTGGTAAGTTTACTATCTCTGATCAGATGGAGACACCAACTCCTGAAATGGAAGCTAATGCTGCTACAAGTATGCAACAAGCAGCAAATGAAGTTGACGTTACATCTTATATGAATGCAATGGCAAATCAGTTTGCTGGTCAATATCTACCAGTCAGAGATCAAAGAAGGGTTTATGCTGATCAATATTACAAAGCTTTAGGTCTAGGCAGTCGTTATAACCCTGCTGATTTTGAAGCAGAGATTAGACAATCTTTGGGTGAGCTTCCAAAAAGAAGTGGTTTAGATTCTACTTTAAACTTTGTTATTGATGCGTTGAATGGCAGAACACAGTTTAAAGGAGTTGCAGGTGCACTTGATATATTAGCTCAAGCTTCCGGTAAAGCGCTTGGTCGAGCAGAACAAGATCGTTTAAACAGAATTAACTATCAAATGAAAGTTGGAGAGCTTGCTGTTAAACAAGCACAAGACGCAAATAAAGTTATCATGGAAAAAGAAGCTGACTTTTTCTTAAAAATGATGGGTTATGACAATGAGGACATGACCAAGTTTATGAGTTTTAATGCAGATATTTTAAAGGATGTATCAGAGCATAATTTAGATGTGCAAAAAGAAAGAATTAAATCTTCTTTAGCGATGTTAAACAATTTAGATGCACCTCTCAATGTAAGTTACATAGATAACACCGGAGCAAGACAAACTGGTATGGCAAAGATGGTTAATACAGACGTCGGACCACAGTTAATGTTAGGTCGTCTAATGGATTTACCTGATGGTAGAAAAATTCAAGTATATGATACTCCTATTGATGTCGGTAATGCAACTATTATTGGTAAAAGTCAACCAGGTACGGAAGCTGCAAAACTAAGTGAAATGACACCATCATCTCAAAAGATTGTAGAGGGTGTTCAGGACTTTGCATCTTTAGATGGTATTAGAACAGACATCTCCAACATCTTAGTTACTGCTTCAAATGATATAAACAAGTTAGGTTTTCCAGGTAATATACAAAGTTGGATGCAGACTGTCGGATTTAACATCGAATCAGTTTTAAATGAATTATCTAAAAATTCTGGTGGTAGTGGTGCCGTTGGTACAAAAGCGACTGAAAATGGTGAGATGTTTTTTAATAGGGATCAATTAAAATTTGATGATTACGATCGTGAAGAAACAACTATTACGCTAACTGATTTACCACAAGGTAATAATCCTTTTGCAAGCACAACGAAAAATGTGTCAGTGTCTATGAATGATTTGTTTAGTGAAGACTGGTTTGTCAGTCAAGGTTATGATACCAGTTATGCAGAGAACAAAGTTCGTGAAAACTTTATTATTTACGGTTTAGCAAGAGCGAACAAACCTACGGGTCGTTTAAACGTGGACGATATTAAACGTGCTAGTGATGCGATATCAATCTATGGTGCAAAAGCTCCTCAAGATGTAATCGCTGCGTTAAAAGAAGTTGATCGTAAAATTAGACAAGCTCAACAAGGTCTAATACGTGCTTATCCTGAGATTATACTTCGAGATCCTACATTCTCAAATCCTGATAAAACAAATGAAATTTTAAGAGGCTTAGGATTAAATCCAGATGATTTTGCAACATACTTAAATCAACTAACACAATCAAATACAAGTTCTGACGCTAATGCAATACAAAGTGAACAACCAGAAAATGAACAACAAAGAACGGTGCCTAATGAGTTTGATAGTGAAGGTGAAGCAGTAGATATTGATGACCTATTTAGTATATCTGTTGAGGGAGTGATGTAATGGAAAAAGATAATATTGTACAGATAGATTCTTTTATACCTGGTATGAAAAAAGGTAAGCCTATTACCTTAATGAAAGGCACACCTAATCAAAAAACTTTAATGTTAGAAATGCCTAATGGCAAAATGTCTGCTCAGGACTTACAAACTATTAAAAAAGCTTATGGCTTACCTGCAGATATAAGTTTTCAACAAACACAAGAACTTTTAAAAAAAATTGAAACAAGTGACAAACAAACACTTTTACAAAGCATTGATCAGTTTGAAAAAGGCACACCAGAATATTACGGAGAGCTCGCTGGTAAGACTGCTGATGCAATTGCACGAGATCAATTAATTAAAGATCCGATGAACTTTTACTATAATCAAGCAGCCAAAGAGTTTTCATTACCTAATCTACCTTCTTACCTTCCTTTTATAGGTCAGTATTTACCTGACGATATAAGACTACCACAAGATTTAGTTTCTAAACCCTCTTTTGAAATGATTGGCGGTATGCTCGGTGTAACAGCAGCGCAAACTGCGAAGATACTTGGAACACGTAATCCCACCGCTTTATTAACACCTCAAGAATTATACGGATCTGAACTTTTAGGAACATCTGCAGGTAATGCAGCGTATACGTTAGGTAATAATATTTTAAGAACTTTATTAGATTTGCCTGAGGAAAGTCTAAAAGATCAAGGTTCTCAGTTTCTTTATGACACAATGTTAAATACAATGTTTACAGGTGGTGCTGCAACATTAGGACCAATCTTTAATCATACTAAAGGATTTATAGGAAAAAATATATTTGGTATTGATCCGACAAAAAAGAATTTACAAAAACTAGCTGAGATAAGTGACACTTACGGTATGCCTTTGGGTATTATTCAAGCAACAAACATGCCTTTTTGGAGAGCTTACAGTAAAGTGATTGGTGTTTTACCATGGGTAGGTACAGCTTTCGGTAAACAACAATCAGCAGTGCAAGAAGCTTCTAGACAATATTTAGGTAAACTAATGAATTCTGTAGCACCTTTACAAACTGTATCGATGTTAGGAAAAGATTTATCAAAGATGATGCAAGATAACTATGAGTCTGTCAGAGCTGCACAACGATATTTATACGAAAACTTTGAACAATATGCCAAAAAATTAAAAGGTAAAAAAGTAATTAACATTGATAATTTTAGAAACTTGGCAGAAGAAACACGAAAAGCTTATGAAGAGGGTATACCTGGTTTAAGAACAGGTGAGCAGTTTAGATATCCTGGCTCTAAATCTCAAGAATCATTTGGTCAGTTGTATAAAATGTTAAGTAATCTTGAACCAAACATTACGATGGAACAAGCCATTACACTTCGTCAAATGTTTAATGATTTTGCGGTAAACTTTAAAACTGAATTCAAAGGAAAAATCCCAGAAAACCAAGCACAAGCACTGAGTAACTTAGCTGTCATGTTAGAAATGGATATCAGTAGTCTTAAAAATATTGGTAATGAAATTGATGATGTTGTATTTAATACTGCGTTGAAAAAACTCTCTGCAGCCAATGATTATTTTGCAGCAACCATTCCTGATTATACAGGAGGTGTTGCATCCAATATAAAACAAGTTAATGCTAATATATTTGGTCCTGGACCTGATACACGCTATGGCATGATGTACACCAAAGAAGTTTTTGATGTCATTCTACAAAGAGCTAAAAATGATCCTGATGCAATGAAACATTTATTAGAACTATCCAAAGCAACACCAGAACAAATTCAAGCATATAAAAAAGCAGGTAACAAATCAGGTGTCCTTGTCGAAGTTGATGCTTTAGTCAAGGACATGGATAAAAATAGTCCTACTTATAATCAGACTATAAAAAAGAAAATTCCAGTTACTAGCGTTGCACCTAACGCAGGTCAACTTAGAGTTGTAAGAAGATTATTAGACGATGCTTTAAATGAATCATTAACAGGTCTTCCGGTGGGTATTACACCTAATCAATATCTCAATATAAAATCTGCTAGTCCAGATCTGATACAGAAAAAGGGTTTAAAAAATGCTGCACCAGAAATGTTGGAGTTTGGTAAAGTAGAGTTTAGTCCACAAACATTTGCAAAAAAATTAGGTTTAGATAGTGAGGATGGTATTGAAGTTTTAGAACAAGCGTTAAAAGGCACAGGTGTTACAATCGACGGTATCAAGAACTTTTTAACAGCAGCAGACGCTGCCGGTGCATTTATTGTTAATGATCCCTCAACATTCGTAACTAGAAGAATTACCTTGAGTGGTTTTAAAGGTATCATGTTAGGTTCTGCAATTGGAACGGGTGCAGGTGGTTTTGTTGCAATGAATCCTGTTATGACTGCTTTAATGTTAAAATATGGATCAAAACTTTTGACTGATCCAAAAGCTCTTAAAGCATTTACTGATGTCTATATTGATGCAGTGAAGTTTCCTACAAAAGATCCTCTTACAAAGTCAAGAAGAAATGATATTTTAGAATGGGCAAGTGGAGTCTTACCAACAGACGAGGAGTTAGATCAACAAGACTTTATAAAAGATATTGATCAATCAATTATCAGCTTAATACAAAATCCAGCAGGAAAACTTGAACAAAATGCTGCAAGAGATAAACAAATAGAACTAATGACAGAACAACCAAAAGGACGTGACTTAGAAACTCTACGTGATATTGATAGAAGAATTACACCAGATACCGAAGAACAACGTTTTTATGATACAACTTTTGAACCAGATGTTTCATTACAACCCAATATACCTGGAGCACAACTTAATCCACAAACCAGAAGTGATTTAGCGTTTGGAACTTTAGATGATGCATTAGAAACACAAATGATGAACAGAGGAATAGGTACATTATGATCGCTTTAGATGCAGTAACACCGTTGAGTCAGATTCCTGAAAAACCAAGAAAAGTTATCAGAATGCAAACTGGTGGTGATGTACCTGATCCACTTGCGGAAGGTCCACCAGAGAACATAGATATGTTACCTAGGTTCAAGGGCTTTGAACCAGGACCAAATCAGTTTTCATTACCAGAAGAAGAGACAGTAATACCTAGTGAGCCTAATGTTATTGAACCAGACCTGTTTCAGCGAGGTGAGGTGCGTCCTTTCGCTGTTCCAAAGATAGATACACCAATGTCTAGTGAGCCTTTTTTTGATACAGACATGATTATAAGACCGGAAGTGGATATGGAAAAAAGAATGATGTTTGGTCCTGTGATTGATCCCCGAGAAGTATATCCCATGGACCCCGATCCAGGAATCATGGGCCTCAGGCCACGGACAATAGACCCAAACCCTAATATGCCACAATTATTAAATGCAGGGTTGCAAAATGTTGGGAACAATGGTATTTTTGATTTAATAGGAAAGTTAAACTATGAAAAACCTGTGGGCAGTTATCCAATTTAAAATTAAAAATTTATTTAAGAAAGGAGATCCCGATGAACATCAAAAACATTGGGGAATAGGATCATGATTGATTTAACAGATGAACTAAAAGATAGGGTACGTATCCATGAAGGCGTGCGCACTCAAATGTACTTGGACAGTTTAGGCAAAGCCACGATCGGTATAGGCCACCTTATTCAGCCTCACGAACGAGAAAGATACTCCGAAGGAGTAGAAATCTCCATGGAGGAAGTCGAAGAACTATTTGATATAGACTTGAATAGAGCTGCTGCGGGGGCTGATTTATTAATAGATGAATGTGTTGGACACGATTTGCCTCAACCCGTATCAGAGGTAATTCTGGAGATGGTGTTTCAACTGGGCACAAATGGTGTTCGCAAGTTTAAGAACATGTGGAAAGCTATGAGAGTCAAGGATTGGAAGAAAGCCGCTGAAGAAATGAAAGATTCTAGGTGGCATGCACAGACCACAAAAAGATGTGAAAGTCTTGCAGAAATCGTTGCAAACACCACGGATTTAGCATAGGATTATCTCATGAGTTTACTTAGAGCAGGTTTAATAGGTGCAAAATTGGCTGCTGGAGCGGCAAAAAAAGCAATTAGTAAAATTAAACAGCCTAAACTTAAGACGAAAAATGCTAGGGATCTCATTAAAAAAGGAGGCGTAATTGGCTCCAAGATTAAAAAATCTACAATTACTTTTAAAGGTATCAACCCTAGAACAAAGTCACGTATCGGTAGAGGTGATATTAAAGTAGAAAACTTATCAAAAATTGTTGACGTTGACATACCAAAAGAACCAGCAATTTTAAGAACAAACTATTTAAAAAGGTTAAGAAATAAGGGGAAAAAATAATGGCAAAAGCAGACAGAACGATACCAGGGTATTTTGGTCCAAGAACAAATCCAAATTTTTCTAAACGACCAAAAAAAATAGGAAAAAAGAATCTTAAACCAGTAGATAATAAGAAAAACCCAGGTCTAGCAAAGCTACCACAAGGAGTTCGAAACAAAATGGGCTACATGAAAGATGGTGGTGTTGTTAGAGGTAAAGCTAGAGGTGGCGGAGCAGCTACTAAAGGCTTAGGTTATAATGTAAGACCAAACTAATGAGTGTCGTAGGAATAGCACTTAGAGGCTTTGGTAAAGCTTTAAAAGCTGTTAAAAGATCCAAAGCAGGTAAAACTATCCGAAGAACTTTTGGCAATCCCAAAAAAACACCTCAATATAAAGATGAATCTACAGGTAAGATGTTAAGAAGATTACCTCCAGGTAATTATAAAACTGGTGGTGGACGAAGAATCAGAGTTGATTCTAAAGGTAAAATTTTTCACAAAGATTAAGTAATCCAACTTTTCAATTCATCACCCATAACTTGACTGGCTATGTCAACCTTGTTCTTCAAGGCAGTTAATATTTTTTCATCAACCGTTCCCTGACAAACAAAGTCAACATACGTCACTTTATTCTTTTGACCAATCCTGTGAGCACGATCTTCGCTTTGTAGTCTTATCTCAAGATCATAATTGTTTGAAAAGTACACAACAGTGTGGCTGGCAGTAAGAGTGATTCCATATCCACCAGTCTTAGGATTCGCAATAAGATACGTGAGATCGCTTGTCGGAGATTGAAAATCTCGAACCAGATCCAAGCGTACCTGATTTTCAGTATCACCATAAAAAGCTGCAGCTTTAGTATCACCGTATTTCTCCTTTAATTTATTTGTAATAGTTTCGATGTTATGTCGATAGGTAGCCCAGATGATAACTTTACCATCAACTTCCTCTAAGACATCCAGCAATTCATCGTAACGTTTGTTAGGCACGTCGTGAGTTTCACCTTGATCATTAATGGTGAACCCACAACATACCTGATGCAACTTTACAATCTGTGAGAGCCGGTTCACAGTTGTCGTTGTTTTGTCATTGAAAATAAACATTGCGTTTCTTCTCAATGATTCATAAGCTACAAGTTGTTTCTCACTCATAGGTATGAACCTTTTCATATATATTTTTTCAGGTAGATCGACACATTCCTCTTTCTTGACACGGAATGCAGCAGAGTAAATCTTTTTTTCTAATTCATCTAAACGTTGATAGCCTGTAATCAAAGGAAAGTGACGACCACCAGATGTTGGACGATTAATAATCTTGGCATATCTTGCACGGAAAGCATAATAGTTTGACTGACCAAGTATCTTAGGATCAAGAAAAGCAAACTGTGTGTAAATATCTAAAGGTGATTTAGTGACAGGTGTGCCTGTTAGTATTCTTTTGTAAGATATATCCTTCGATAATTTTAATAAATTTTTTGTACGTTTAGCATTGTGTGTTTTGATAACTGTGCTTTCATCGACAATCATCATTGTTTTCTTTTTATCTTGCACACTTAAATATTTCTCTAAAAACTTTACACCCTTTGGTGATGACAAAGACTCGATGTTCATTAAAAAGATATTGAGTGGCACAATACTTTTTTGTAATAGATCTGTTAGCTTAGCTTTAGTAACAGGATCTTTAAGACTAGGGTCCCAAGTGCTTATTGCATATTTTGTTTTATCAGGTGCTACAAATTCAGTAATTTCTTTATACCAATTACGATACACGGACTTCGGTGCAAGAATTACACAGTTATCCACATCTTTATAATGATGTAAACTCATCAGGTCCATAATTGCTGTTATAGTTTTACCTGTTCCCATTTCCATCAAATAGGCGAAATTGTTGATGTTTGTATCATGACAAATTCGTTTTGCCTTAAGTTGATGAAGAAAAGGTTCCTTCAAAAAAAAGTTAGCCATATACAAAATAATATATTGCATTTTGTTAGGATTTCAAGTATAAGATTTGTATTGAACAATTAAGTGTTTAGCTGACACTTATAGCTTGTGGCGGAACAACGTTTTTAACAGAGGCGTAACGCACAGGGGTGATAGAGTAGGGCCAACTGGCTGAGGCTATCATGAGTAGGTACGAGTAGGGTAGAGAACCGTTTATCTGTATCCTGAAAGTTGGAGGTGAAACAACTAGCCCTCCCAAGCTGTTCTACAAAGGAGGTAATAAATGGCTAACATAATAGATTTTGAGGACCTCAAACAAGATGCAGGTGATTTAAGAAATCTTCAAGATGATGATCTATCTGGATTATCTAAACTCATACAAAGACAATTAAATTTAGACTCTGAAATAGAAAATATGGAAGAGACAATGAAAGAAATGAAAAGAGAAAGAGATATACTTTCTCAAGAAACAATTCCTACAAAAATGCAGGAACTAGGTATTAATGAAACTACAATGAAAGATGGCAGTAAAGTTACTGTCAAGGAAGGTTTTCATTGTAGAATACCTAAAGCTAAAGAAGAAGAAGCTCTGCAATATTTAAAACAAGAAGGCTTGGGTGACATAATTAAAAACCAAGTATCAACAAGTTTCGGAACGGGTGAAGACAATATGGCTGGAGATTTAGCTGGATATATTGAATCAAACTTCGGCATCACCCCGGACGTGAAAAAATCAGTGCACCCCTCGACACTGAAGGCGACTTTGAAAAAGCGTCACGAAGAGGGATTAACGGACCCTGATGATCTTTTTGGGATCTTCATACGTCCTGAAACCAAAATAACAAAAGGAAAAAAATAATGAATCAACCAAAGAAAAATGAACAAGCAGTTGCAAAAAAAGAATCTTCTGCCGTTGCTGCACCTACAATAGATTTATCTGTAGTTGCACAAGATCAAGGTCAAGGTTTAGCTTCCGTTGATATGGAAAGCATGGCTATACCTTTCTTGAAAATACTCAGCTCAATGTCTCCGCAAACAAAAAAACAAAAGAGTGAGTATGTGGATGGAGCAGAAGAGGGTATGATTTTCAATACTGTCACGGAAGAACTCCATGATGGTACTGAAGGTATCTCAGTTATACCTTGTTACTTTGAGCCTGTTGCACTTGAATGGACAGACAGAGGCACTGGTTCTTCTGCCCCTATCGTTCACCCTGTGGATACTCCTCTGTGGAATAAAACCAAAAAAGATGCAGAGGGTAAAGCTAGGCTTCCAGAGGGGACTTATTTAGAAAGAACTCACAATCATTACTGCCTCCTTACAAACAGTGAAGGACTCACTTCTCAGGTCCTTATCTCAATGAAGGTGAGTGGATTATCTAAGTCTAAAAAGTGGAACAGTCTTGTAATGTCAGCTAAGGTGAAGAATGGTGAGCAAATTATCAATCCTCCTAGTTGGTACTACTCATATACGCTTACCACGAAGCCACAACAAAATGACAAAGGTGACTGGTATGGCTGGGATATTAAAAGAGGTGATGTCGTTTCGGCTAGTCAATACGAAGAAGGCAAACGATTTCATGGTGCTGTGAAAAAAGGATCTGTTGAGGTCAACTATGAACAGGCGAATGAGAGTTCTGGAAAAGATAAACCAGATACTGACAATCCTTTTTAACTTGCACGGGGGACTTCGGTCCCCCTCTTTACTGAATGGAAGCGTATCTAAAATTCAAACAAATATTTGGTGGGTTAACACGTGCCCACGGAGTATTTTACAAAGGGGAAAAGAAAGAAAGTGGCAAAGTCGGTGGTAAAGCTTTTATCATTAAAGAAGAGGTCACTGACAAGCATTGGAAAGACCACATTGAGGGTAACGATCCTAGTCTTGGCATTATCCCCATACGTGATGATGCTACTTGCTCTTGGTCTTGCATTGATGTTGACGATTACTCCATAGATGTACGCAAGACAATTCAACTTTATACAAAATTAAATTTACCAATTATACCTTGCCGATCTAAATCGGGAGGTTTCCATTTATTTATTTTTTACAGTGAGCCTGTGCCTGCTCAGGATGCTATCAAAAAACTTACTGAGGTATCTTCTGTCTTAGGATTTGCTGACTGTGAGATATTTCCAAAACAAGAATCTCTTAATGCAGAGCGTGGTGACACAGGAAACTTTCTTAACCTTCCGTATTTTAAGGGAGATATGTCTGGTAGATATGCCATGGACGAAAAAGGAGAAGCGATAACATTAGATGCCTTTTTCAATCTTGTAAACCAGAAGGCAATCACACACGACCAACTTCAAAACCTATCTGTAAAGCCCTTAAAACAGAAAAAGAATACCTTTGATGGGCCTCCATGCATCGAAATCATGCAAAACATGGGTATTTTTGAAGGATCTAGAGATGATGTGGTATTTCACTACTGTGTCTATGCAAAAAAGAAGTATGGACCAGGTGAATGGCAAAATAAGGTGATGGAGTTTAATGCTAAATATTGTCAGCCACCAATGAGTTACGATCAAGTCAAAGCAAAAATTGATCAACATGAGAAAAAAGAATACGGATACAAATGTAAAGATGTTCCAATGCGTAATCACTGTGACAGTTCTAAGTGTCGTATTAGAAAGTTTGGTATTGGTAGGGACGATATTGAAATGAACATAGCTAATCTGACTAAATTAGAGTCAGATGAATCTGTATGGCATTTAGATGTAGACGGCAAAAGAATTACAGTCACCACAGATGAGCTTATGGATCAAAGAATGTTTCGTAAGAAAGTGCTTGAAACACATACCAATTTACCTGTTGAGATGTCAAAAAGAGATTTTGAAGCAAGAATTAGAGAATTATTAGAACAATGTGAAATTATTAAGATGCCTTATGAGGTGACAAAAGAGGGACAATTTAATTCACATCTGGACGATTTTATATACAATCAAGCTATCGCTGATGAAGCAGAGGAAGTATTAAATCATTGTGTCTGGAAAACTGAAGGTAAAGTATTTTTTCAACTGGCTAGCTTGGAGCGATATTTTCGTAAAGTTCAATTTAAAGAATTCAGTTCTACACAAATGGGTTCACTTATTCGTGACAGAGGTGGTGACTCAAAGCAAGTTCGACTTAACAAAAATACAGTCAAAAATTTATTCTTTATACCTGACCCACGACCACAAGAGGAAAAGAAATTAAATGTTCCTAACGTTAAATCCGATGTACCATTCTAGAGTTAAAAAGATTTATGGACCACCAGGCACAGGTAAAACAACATTCTTACTTAACATTGTTGAACAAGAATTAGAAAATCAATTAACACCTGAAGATATAGCATTCGTGGCTTATACAAAGAAAGCAGCAAGTGAAGCTATCAACAGAGCAGCATATAAATTTAAACTTGATCAAAAAGATTTTAGATATTTTAGAACAATACATAGTTTAGCATTTGGATGTTTAGGTTTATCTACAAATGACGTGATGAAACCAAAACATTATCATGAAATATCAGAAGCTCTGAAAGTAGACCTGGCCCCTAAAGATACACATGATGAAGATGGAAACTTTATACAACAAGATCCCTATTTAAAAATTATAGATCTATCTCGTATCACAGGTATAGGTTTGTATGATACATTCTCTAAGTTTGGTCACATTGTAGGTGGCTGGCGTAAGTTAGAACAGATTGCTGAATATCTCAAAGAGTTTAAAAAAAATAGAAAATTATATGACTTTACTGACATGCTGTTAGAGTTTAATCTTAGACCTGACATATGGCCAGATATAGAGATATTAATCGTTGACGAGGCGCAAGACCTATCGCTCGTACAGTGGCAAGTTGTTACAAACCTTATCTCTAAATGTAAGAGGGCCTATTTAGCAGGTGACGATGACCAGGCTATTTTTAAATGGGCTGGAGCGGATGTTAATACATTTCAGTCTTATCCTGGCACTTCTGTTATACTCAATAAATCCTACCGAATACCTCAATCCCACCACTTCGTGGCATCCAAGATCGTTCGAAATATCAAAGATAGAGTTGAAAAAGAATGGGAAGCAAAAGATGAAGAGGGCAAGGTTGTTACAGTCTATTCACACGAAGCAATTCCCTACAAAGATAAAGAATGGCTCGTCCTCGCAAGGACTAAATATATACTTAATAAAGTTGAAAAGTTCTTCTTGGAACAGGGTTTCTACTACCAACGATTTGGTCAAAGCAGCATAGCTGACAAACTTAAACACGCTATCGCATCCTGGAATAAAATATCAGAGGGTGAGAGTGTGGGCTTAGAGGGTGTCAAAGCTATGTATGAATACATGAGTTCTGGTATCGGTGTGCAACGTAATTATAAAAATTTAAAAAACTTAGATGAGAAAGAAAAGTTTGATTATGAAAAACTAATGTTTAATCAAGGACTAATAGTAGATAAAAACGCTACATGGTTTCAAGCATTAGATAAAATACCTTACGGTAAAGTGATGTACATACGACAGTTAATGAAACGTGGTATCAATATATGGCAAAAGCCTCAAATAGAAATATCCACGATCCACGGAGCAAAGGGTGGTGAAGCTGATAACGTCGTGTTGTTGTTAGACTTATCTCGTAAGTCAGAAGAAGCATTAATTAATAACCCTGATGATGAACACCGAGTGTTTTATGTAGGAGCAACAAGAGCTAAGAAAGAGCTTTGGTTGGTGCGTTCAGAATCAGATCGAGAATATCTGGAGGTGTTACGATGAAAAAATACATTCATGTTAATCAACATGTCATTCGCAGTAATAAAAAAAATAATCAGAATGAACCTGTGATAACGGTCAAAGAAGGTAGAAAAAATACTTACTGTCATGAGGTCATTATTAACGGACCATCCAAGGTACGATATGGTGGCAATGACAAAGCAATACTTTCATGTGGAGCACGTGTTGTCATCGAAACAGAAGCAGATTTAGAAATGAGGTATTTATGAGACTTGTATATGTTGACGGAAAATTAAAATTGTCTTTAATAGAACAAGAAATGAAAGCCATTAAAAAATCTTGGCCACAACCTATTGAAATAGATAAAAGTTGGATACCGTTCTTGGTAGAAGATATAGCCAACGTAAACTTAGAAGCGTGGAAAGATCAGCTAGAAAAAAAATGAACTGTTGGCATTGTAATACAGAATTAAGATGGTGTGATGACGTTGATGTTAGTGAAGAATATGATCAATGGTCTTTCATGTCGATATTGGACTGCAAAACGTGCGGGTCGTTAACAGAAGTTTATTTTCCAAAGGATAAGGAGGAAGATGTCAATACAAAATCCACTGTTCGCTCCCCCGAGTGAATGGGTATGTCCAGAATATATTGATTACAAAGGACAAAGTCCTGTGGCTATCGATTTAGAGACTTACGATCCAGGAATCAAGGACCACGGGCCAGGCTGGGCTACCGGTAATGGTAAAGTTGTTGGTGTCGCTTTAGCATGGGAGGGTTTTAAAGGTTACTTTCCTATTGATCATGATGCACCAGGTAACTATGACAAGAAAGTTTTTTTAAGACAGTTTCAAGATTTATTAGACAGATGTCCTGAAATTGTTTGTCACAATGCAATGTATGATATTGGTTGGATGAAAAGAATGGGCATGAGAATTACATCTAAAGTTTGGGATACAATGCTCATGGCTCCAATTTTAGATGAAAACAGAATGAGATATTCTTTAAATATCGTAGCACAAGATTATTTAGGCGAAAAGAAATCAGAAACACTTTTATATGAAGCAGCAAAAGAATGGGGTGTAGATGCAAAGAATGACATGTGGAGATTACCACCCATGTATGTCGGACCTTATGCAGAACAAGATGCTGACCTTGCCTTAAAATTATTTGATGTACAAATGAGAGAAATAGCTGCTCAAGATTTGATGAGTGTAAATGAGTTAGAACACCAGGTCTTACCTGTCTTAATAGATATGAAATGGAATGGTGTAAGAGTTGACATAGACCAAGCAGAACAAACAAAGAAAGCCTTACTTAAACAAGAAAATAGTAGTCTAAAAAAAATAAAAGATGAAACGGGAGTTGCGATCAATGTTTGGGAAGCAAAGTCTATATCGAAGATGTTCGATGCATTATGTATTCCTTATGCACGGACTGAACTGACGGGTGCTCCTAAATTCGACAAGCATTTCCTCCGCACACATGAGCATCCGTTGGTTCAAGCTGTAGCTGAAGCACGTGAATATAACAAAGCTCGGACAACTTTTATTGACACAATTTTAAAGCATGAACACAAGGGCAGAATTCATGCAGAGATAAACCAATTACGTGGGGATGGTGGTGGCACAGTCACAGGAAGACTAAGCTACAATACACCAAACCTACAACAAGTTCCCGCCTCGAAGGTTTTAGGACCGATGATACGCTCGATCTTTAAACCTGAAGAAGGGATGAAGTGGGGTGCGTTTGACTATTCTCAGCAGGAGCCACGACTCGTGGTTCACCTGGCCAGCTTGACTGCTGGTGGGTTGAAAGGAGCTGATGAATTTGTCAACGCATACCATGAAAACAAGGATACAGACTTTCATACAATGGTGTCCGAGATGGCAAAAATAGACCGTAAAAAGGCTAAAACGATCAATTTAGGGCTGTTTTATGGCATGGGTAAAGGGAAACTATCTAGCGAACTAGGATTAACACCAGGGCAAGCTGAGGATCTTTTTGAGAAATATCATAGCCGTGTGCCTTTTGTTAAAGAAATGATTGAGCGAACTATGAAGAAAGCATCTGACGTGGGTCATGTAAGAACTTTATTAGGTCGTAAATGTCGGTTTGACTTGTGGGAACCATCACGATACGGAGTCCACAAACCACTGCCCAGGGACGAAGCTGAACGTGAACATGGCAAACAAATTAAAAGAGCCTTTACTTACAAAGCTTTAAACAAAATTATACAAGGATCAGCCGCTGACATGACAAAAAAAGCAATGGTTGATTTATACAATGAGGGAATTACACCACACATACAAGTGCATGATGAGCTTGATTGTTCATTTGCAGATGAAGTAGAAAAAGATAGGATTATAGAGATAATGACTAATGCAGTGCAATTAGAAGTTCCTGTCAAATTAGATTGTGAGGAAGGTCCGTCATGGGGCGAGGCGAAGTAGAAAAAAAATTAGATGACAAAGTAGAAGCCACGCTTTGTCCAAACTGTTCATACGAACATGTTATTGTTCCAATGTTTCGTGTTAAGGAAAATGAATTTCATTGTTTATTATGTAAACAATCTTATGTCAAAAGAGTAAATGGTAAAACTCTATATCTACCTGTAGAAAAAGATGTAGAGTTTGAAGCTGATTTCGAAGTATAGCTGATCTGCTAATTTAACAAAACTAAATTTAATTTTCTTCTGTATAAAAGTGCCGGGAGAAAATGAAAATGAAAAACTTATTTAAAATATTAACCATGTATTGGCACATGGAACCTGACGCTGATGGTGCGTTAAAACAATTCTTACAAGCAGAATACAAAAAAGATTGGAAAGCTGCTTACTTACAATACAAAGAAGAAGGAACTCTTCCTAACTACGTAAGGAGAACACTATAAAAGATCCTCGAGTACGCCTGATGAGACACAGTGAAATTCCATACTTATGGTTTCATCACGGCTGTAGAGGTCTTCTGATATTACATCGTAATATTGGGCACATTCTTCGTAGCTTTCAAATATTACTTCTGAACCTAACCTAACACATTTCTGATCATAGCCGATTCCGATACAAGCCCAACCGACTAAAAAAAATTTTAACATTTATACTCCCTTGACATTTATACCATAAATTCTTATATTATACTAAGAAATTAGGACTATGATGTATATATTAATTACTGCTGTGATTGTTACTACAATCATTATGAAGTTTAAATGGTTTATGGCCATAGGTCTAATTATACTTTTTTTACTAACACAATATGGAGTTATTTAATGGATGCTAGCAAATACAAATCCGTGGCTATCAAAGTCGCTGTGTATAATAAAGCACGACCAATGGCAGAAGAAGATTACTGCACCATGGGTGGATTTATACAAAAACTAATTGATGATGAATACAAATTTAGACAAGAGGAGAAAAAAAATGTCCGCAAAGTACGAAAGTAGATCACTAGAGTTTCGAAAACATTTATATAATGCGATTAATTATATGAAACACGATACCACAAATTTTTCATTACCAACAACTGTAGCTTATTTAGAAGGCTACTTAGCAGGTATAGAAGCACTGGAAGATGAAGAATACGAAAAGTGGTTAGAAGATCAAAAAGAAAATGCAGATCCCACACCTAACCATGCAATGTTTTCAAATGGTGTACAAGTCACTAAGTAACAAGTTCCGACTACGCCGTCTAGTTCGGTTAAGGCAGATGTATAGTGTGTCTGATCAAATGGGAGTCATCCCTTCATGTGTTTGATCAGTTTTCCCGCCGGGGACATACGAAAAGCTGTGAGTTTTGGTAGGTGTACCTTTCCGCTTTCCATGACTCAGACGGCAGGACCACAAAGGAGAAATCATGAAACATAAACCTATACATGAACACATGGATGGTAGAGGTGTATCTGTGCGATATGCTAATCTGCGAGATCAAAGACGTCGAGAAAGAAGAAGAGTTGAAAAATATATGGGTAAAAGTTATTTTACAAACCGCAATAGATCAATAGAATCGACTCATGAATATCAACATGATGACAGAAGACCTGGAGGCCCTAATCTCTAGGCGCATGGTCTTAGACTTAATTGACCATGATAAAGACTATTTTAAAAATAAAACAGAGAAAGTAGAAGCGTTAAGAGCTTGTGCTGATCTATGGGATCACGAACTTGTAAATGATTCTAAAGACTTACAAGAGGCTACACGTCGATTAATTATCCAAAAATTAAGTAAACTCAAGCAAGGAAATGTGTTATCTTTCCCAAGATGATAAAAGATATTGTAATTAATGTAGAGATCTTTACGAAAACGACTAATCCGCCTGAAATGCAGGAAAAATTAATGTATCGGGTGAGTTATCGAGATGGTACGAGTGAAGAATTTACACATGAACAATGGCATGAAATCGTGACTAGGGGTTCTGGAGCCTTGAATCAAGGCTCACCGACCGCCGCATAGTTTACTTTTTTTGAGCTAATTTAGCCTGTAAGAGAGCTATAACTATGTACGCTTCCTGTAATTTTTTTTCTAATTCTTGCATGTTAAACCTCCTTTGTATGCAATAGTGCGTACCGACCACCCTATCAAAATTCGTTTTTAAAAGTCAATAAATCTTTGCTCTTGACATTTAATTTTGTTATGCTCCTAGTGGTACGAATACTATTAACCACGGACCAAGGAGCAAAATAATGGTAATAAGAATAGCAACAAAAACTAAAATGCCTGGAAAACCAGACGCAGCACGAGGTAAAACAACTCGTAAAGCCGAATTAAGAAAGATGTTTGAGAAACTCAAAAAACAAGGAAAAGGCAAAAAGACTTTAGGCATGTCACCAGGTGCAATGGGTGGTAGAACAAAAACTATCGGAGACAAACCACAAGCGCCTTTACAAAGATTAACACCAGAAGAACGTAGAAAAAGATTACGTGGCATGATTCCAGGAACTGGAAGTCTGAAAAAACTTTTTACTGCGCAGCAAAAAGCAGCAAAAGGCACATTGAAAGGTGCGGGTGGAGCAGGATCTGCACTGGCAGCTCAAGCGATGAAACTTGCAAAACAAATAAAAAAAACAGGAAGACTTTCTGTTGCTGATCTTCAGAGAGCAAAGCAAATGATGATGGAAAAGAAAGGTAAATAAAATGGCAAATGGTACTATTCAAAAAGCAATTGAAATTATGTTAAGTGCGAGCCCAAGTGGAATAGGTAAAATGGGTCCAAGAATTAAAAAACTAATAGAAAATGCAAAAAAAGATAAGGGTAAACCTAAAGGTAGAACTCCCTCTATGATTTTAGGATCTGCTTCTAAAGCTGGTATGCAAAGCAAACAAGGCAAATTTCCTTCAGTAAAAAGAAAACCTTTTCAGCCAGCACCTAGACCAAAATTTCCAACACGAAAACCAGGAACTATCGGT